TATCAAGAAAAGTAAAGTAACAGATGTTTATACTTTGAGAGATAACATTATAGATAAATTTGAAAAGAATATTCAAACAGAAGAGTTAAGAAAAATTATGAAAGAAAGACAGTTGCCTGGAGAAGATTCAAATGAGGAATTAAAAAGAGTTGTCAATAAAAGAACAGAAGAAGATTATGAAGATGATGATTCTATTGATGACTTGGAGTTAGACTAATGATAAGAAGAATGAATGAAGAATTTAAGAAAAATGAAGGCTTAGCCCAGAAAGTAATGGAATTACTTATAGATGATTATTTCAACAGAGATAAAAATTTATCTAAGTTTAATGATAAAGAGTATAAATCACTTATTAATTGGAGCTTAAAAGATTATGAAAGTTGTGGTTTTGATATGAGTATATATAGAATTTATTCAGGGGTATTCAGAGAAGATGAAACTTAAAACTTTGAAGGATATTAAAGAAGAATTAGATAATTGTTCTAAAGCAGTTTTTCACTTTGAAGCATTTGAGGAACTAAAACAAGAAGCAATTAAATGGGTTAAGGAAAGAATAAGGAAATGTTGTGGTGTTTCTGAAATTATCCCAATCTGTGAAGAACACCAGTTTTGGATGGAGAAATTCAACATAACTGAGGAAGATTTGAAATGATAATTGAAATTATTAAAGGCACAGGAAATTTTACAGAACAAGAAGTTTATAATCTTCATAAGGATGGAACATACGTTGCAACAAAGATTGATAAGGAAGGTCTCAAAATCTATTTAAATAAATTGGTGGATGAAATATGAAAAAAGGAACATTAAGATTTAAAAGAGAATATCCAAAGAAATGTAAGAATTGTCCAAAGATATTAAATTCAGATAGACAAGAAGATTTACATATAAAGAGAAACCATTTAAAATGAAAATAGAAAACCTAAAAATAAGTGAAATAAAACCTTATGAGAAGAATCCACGTAAGAACGAACGAGCAGTAGAGATAGTGGCTAGATCAATTAAAGAATTTGGATTTAAAGTTCCTATAATTCTAGACAAAAATAATGTAATTATAGCAGGCCATACAAGACTCAAAGCAGCAGAGAAATTAAAATTAGTAGAAGTGCCTTGTATAAGAGCAGAAGAATTAACAGAGGAACAAGCAAAAGCTTTCAGATTAATGGACAACAAATCTGCTGAGTATGCTTATTGGAATATAGATTTATTAAAGGAAGAGTTAACAGGTCTAAGAGATATTAATTTTGATTTAGATTTAACAGGATTTAGTGGAGCAGAAATAGATTACTTATTAGGTATTGATGATGAAGAAAGAAAAAAATCAAGACAAGCAAAGTATGAAATAAATAAAGGAGATATTTATCAGTGTGGAGATCATAAAGTAATGTGCGCAGATGCAACAGATCATTTAGCACTAGATATTTTAATGAATGGAGAAAAGATAAAATTGTGTATTACTAGTCCTCCTTATAACATGAAAGGAGATATGTATGGAAAATATAAAGATGATCTAGACAGTAAAGCATACATTGAATTAAATCTCAAATCTGTGAAGAATCTAATAAGACACTTAGAAGGGTATTTATTTTGGAATTTAAGTTATAATTTTAATAGTAGATGGGAATTTATAGAGATTTTTCATCAAATAATTACACAAACAGATCTAACATTCTTGGAGAACATAATTTGGGACAAAGGCCATGGATTACCCATAAATTCACAAAAGGGACTTACAAGGCAGTATGAAAACATTTTAGTTGCTGGAATGGGTGAAGATGTACAAAAAGAGTTAACTTACACATTTGTAGGATCAAATGTAGATAAAGTAATATTTAACAAACAGGGTCAAAAAGCATTAACTAATTATTGGAGAATAGAAACAAACAAAACCCAGACAGAAGAACACAGAGCAGCCTTTCCAATAGAACTACCTACAAAGGCAATAAGAATATTTACAAATGAAGGAGACATAGTGTTAGATTGTTTTGGAGGGACAGGCACTACATTAATTGCAGCAGAAAATACTAAGAGAAAAGCCAGGATAATTGAATTAGATCCATGGTATTGTTCATTTATTATAGAGAGATGGGAAGAAAACACTGGAAATAAAGCAAAAAAGGTCTAATAAGGACTTAATTAGGGCCATATATGGTACAAATCATGCATTGGTGTTGCTTAAACAAGCAAATTTAAAGGGAAAATTCAACAAACACAACAAAAATGACTAAATTAAGTAAGAAAAAGGTTAGAGCAGCAATTCCAGGAAGCTTTGGAATAAGAGCAATAATTGCAAAAAAATGTGATGTAGATAGAGGGACAATAACAAGATATCTTCAAAAGGAAAGAAACAAAATTTTAGTAAAAGAAATTGAAGAGGAAAGAGATAAAGTTTTAGATGTTGGTGAAAAGAAATTAATAGAAGCAGTTGATCGTGGTGAATTTCCTGCAATCAAATTTTTATTATCAACTAAAGGAAAAGGTAGAGGGTATATAGAAAAGCAAGAAATTGAACATACAGGGGGATCAATAACAACATTCAATCTAATTGAAAAATCTGTGGAGGAAATCAAAGATGCAAAATCTAAGTATAAACCAGCACAACCTGGAGATAAGCCCCAAACAGGTTGAGATATTAAAAGTTCTTGAGGATGAGATACATACAGAAATATTTATGGGTGGAGCTGCAGGGGGATCTAAATCTTTTACAGGATGCTTATGGCAAATAAAAAGAAGATTAACTTATCCAGAATCTAGGGGATTTCTTGCAAGGGCTAGACTGAAGAATTTAAAAGAGTCGACGTTACTTACATTTTTTGCAGTTTGTAGGATGCTTGGCTTAAGACAGAATGTAGATTTTACTTATAATGTAGTTACTGGTCTGATTAAATTTAAGAATGGAAGTGAAGAATACTTAAGAGATTTGTTTTTTTATCCAAGTGATCCAGAGTTTGTGAGTCTTGGTTCTACAGAATATACAGATGGTTTTATTGATGAGATGGCTGAAATAGGCGAGCAAGCATATCAAATTATAAGATCTCGTATGAGATATAAATTAGATGAGTTTGGATTGATTCCAAAAATAGCAATGGGATCTAATCCATGCAAGACATTTATTTACAAAGATTTTTATAAAAAATGGAGAGACAATAAATTGGAACCTTGGAAAGCATATATCCGAGCAGATGTTTATGATAATCCTTTTATGACAGATAAATATATTGAGAATCTTAAAAAGTTAGATCCAAAAAATAGGGCTAGACTGCTTGAAGGAAACTGGGAGTATGATGATGATCCTACAAAAATATTTGATTATGATAAAATTATTGATATGTTTACTTTAGATGCAGAACGTGGAAACAAATATTGTATTGTAGATCAAGCAGGATTTGGAAGGGACTGTTGCATAGTAACATTTTGGGATGGACTATTTGTAACAGAAGCAATCAAGATGAATAATATATCTAGCAGTGAGCTTGATGAAATGTTACTCAAAAGAAGGATCCCTAGAAGCAATTGTCTTGTTGATGAAGTTGGAGTTGGATTTGGATTAGTAAAAGAATTAGATGGAATTATAGGTTTTGTAGCAAATGCCTCGCCATTAAAGAAATTAAAAAAAGAAACTCCAGAAGATAAAGTTTTACACAATTATAAAAATTTAAGAAGTCAATGTTGGTTTGTCTTGGCTGATTATGTAAATTCTGGAAGGATTGGAATTTATAGAGATTTATCAATTGAGATTAAAAATATGCTTGTTGAAGATCTTGAGGTGATGAAGCAGATGGATGAAGATAAAGACACAACCTTACGAGTTATATCAAAAAAAGAGTTAAAAGATACAGGGGCATTAAATAGATCAACAGATGCTGGAGATGTCTGGATGATGAGGATGTATTTTGAGATAAATCCAAATGAATCAGCTTGGTTTTTTGCTTAACAAATTAGACAAAAACATTTATAAAATTAAGAAAGCTTAAAGATATATCCCTTTCACATTCATGGCAAGAAATTTCAAGAACTTTTTTGGACTACTTGGAGAGAAAGCAGATCCAAAAACTTCTGTAGTTACAGCATTCGAGGAAACTCGTGAGGGACAGCCAAAAGCATACATTCCTAATTTTTTCTATAAGCCACCTTTTGGATATCCAAGATACAAAGATTTACTTTATTACAGGAAGCTTGCAGCTTCTATTTACGTGGATATGTGTGAGACAGCTATTATCGACGAGGTGTGTTCTATTGAATGGGACATAGTTGCAGAAGATAAATCTGGAAATGAAGTACCAGGGAAAGAAAAAGAAGTTGAAATTGTACAAAGTTTTTTTGAGAATCCAAATACAAACCCTGAAAGTTGGGAGTCAGTTGTTAGAATGATGTTGCCTGATTTGCTGGAACTTAATTCTGGGATAATGGTCAAGGTTTTTAATTCATTTGGAAAGATGGTCGAGATTGTTGCAAGAGATGGAAGTGCTTTTACAAAGAATCCAGATGTATATGGAATGTATACAAACCGGGCAGACTTAATTCTTATGAAGGATATTTATGATGCTGATGAGGAATCACCATATCGAGCAGAGACTGGTTATCCTTTGTTGCAAGGATATATAACATCTGATCAAGCAAGAGGAGAAGGAGCTTATTTTCAATATGGATTTAATACAGGAGCACGGCCAGTGCCTTTTGGAAAAAGAGAAATAGTTTGGTTTGAAAAGAAATTAAGAACAGACGATTTATATGGAAGAAGTGCAATGGAAGTTCTTGCAAAGACTGTCCAGACTTTAATTTATGCAGTAGAGCACAACCTTGAATATTTTTCTGATAATTCTATTCCTCCAGGAGTGTTAGGCCTTGATGGAATGAGCACAGCAGACATAAAAGCATTTGCACAACAATGGACAGAGTCACAAAGGAAATCAGATGATCTTGGAAATTGGAAGAAGGTATTCCACAAGCTGGCCATGGTCAACAAGATGCCAAAGTTCGAGAGACTGGGTTTTACAAATGCAGAATTGGAGTTAATAGAATCTCAAAAGTGGTGGTCAAAGATGGTTTGGGCTGCTTTTGGAATGACTGCAACAGAACTTGGATTTGTAGAAGATGCAAAAGGATCCGCAAATCAGATAGTCCAGAGTTCGATTGCAAAGAAAAGAATAATTTATCCTTTGTTAAAAATAATTTCTTATTATGTAAATACACAAATCATTCCTGAGTTTGGATTCGAAGGGATCAAATACAAATATAAAATATTTGATGTCGACGATGAAACAAAGAAATGGGGATTATACAAACTTCAAACAGAGTCTGCTCTTAAAACAATTAATGAAGTGAGAAATACAGAAGGGTTGGATCCTGTGGATTGGGGAGAGGAACCTCCAAACAAATGGAGTCCAAATCAGGGAAATAATTTTAATCTGAATGATCCACGTCAGCAAGAGTCTGATAGGATAAACAGAGAGAATCAGGATGAGAGAAATTGTCAGTTGAACAAACCAAAGAAAGGACAAAAACCAATTGTTAATATTGAAAATGAAGAAAAGTCATTGAAAGGTCTTGAGACAAAACCATTTGCAGGGTATGCAAACTTTGATGCATGCGTTAGAGCAAATCAGGACAAGGGAAATCCAGAGGCTTATTGCGCTACAATCCAGAGACAGGTGGAAGGCAAGGCATTGGGAACTCAGGGAGATCTAACTTTGCAGCCAGGAGAAGAAATGGATTACAGGAAACTGAAGAAAGTAATTATTGATTTATTAAAAGATAATGAGAAGAAGATTATAGAGATTTTAGAAACACAGAAAGCAGATGATCAGTTAATAAAAATAAAAGGTATAGATGATATTCCAGGAATGATTAAGAAAATATTTGCTCTTTTTACATTCAAGGAAATAAGTGATAAAATAATCAAGACTCAATTTTTTAGTGGATGGGAAAATTCCGAAAAACAAATAGATAGGAATGTTCAAATGAATAATAGAGCCTTAGATTTTTTACAGGAGCATACTTTTGATAACATTAAGGGAATGACCGAAGAGATAGCTAATGATCTAAAAGCAGAATTAGAAAGAGGAATTATTAACGGGGAAGGGATAACAAAATTGAAAGAGAGAGTAAGTAATGTTTTTAATGTTGGAGAAAATCGTGCAGAGATGATTGCACGTACAGAAACAAACCGGGCAGAAAATAATGGGAAGTTATTGGCCATAAAAGGATCAGGTTTAGAATATAATAAAAAATGGATTACTCATAAGGATGATAGAACTTCACCAATTTGTAGAAGACTAGATGGTCAAATAGCTGAATTAGATGAGAATTTTAAAGATTCTGTTTCAGGATGGGAAGGGCAATCTCCTCCTAGTCATGTAAATTGTAGATCTACAATTGTTTTTATTGATAAGGAAGAGGTCCAACAAAAAGTTATTGAAAAGCAAGAATTAGAATTAAAAGAAAAAAAAGAAAAAGAAGATAAATTAATTGATGAAGAAATTAAAATAAAGTTGGATAAAAAAGAAGCTGAAATTAAAGAAGAAAAATTAAGTTTATTAAAAAGATTAGGAGAGAATGCAGATGGAAGAAATCCAAATCTTTCTTGATAAAGGGTTAAAAGAAGAAGTTGAAGAGGATATCCAATTTCAACAAGTAATTGCAGGAGAGACAACAACAAGAAAGATATATCTAAAGAATATAATAAAATATAAATTGAATATTACTCTCTCTCTTGAAGGAGAAAATATTTCAATTATAGAAGAGATTAATGAATTATTTCCAGATACAGTGAAAGAGGTTGTATTCGAACTAAAACCAAAGATTACAATAATGAAGCCAATAAAAGCAAAGTTAAAAATTAAATTAAACTATGTAGTAACATGAATATAATGTTGCATAAGGTTGCAGGAAGCCCATGGGTTTATGATAGTGCAGCAAAAACTTATAGTTTAACAATTGAGGATGTAGTAGTAGCGATTATCGATGAGAATGGAAATTTAATTGTAAAAGGGAGGGTATTAAAAATAGCATGAATAAGATAAATAAGATTTGTATCATTAGTATCATTTGTATGATTAGTATGATTTTTATGATTTTTATGATTAGTGTGCTTTTTGCTTATTCAACTTACGGAGCTCCAAGTGAGTTTGGAAATGAGACAATGACTACTTGCTGGGTTGGAGGAGATGATGGAGTAGTTAATTGCACAGGATATGGATATTTCGGAGGGAATTTTGAAGTAGATGGAAATACAACTTTTAATGGACCACTTTATACTGGATGTTTACATTGTGAAGACAATGACACTTATTTTCATGGGAATGTATTTTCTGTGGGAAATATCACTGCACCAAATATTGAAATAATGGAGAGTCTAATAGTTCATGGATCTTCAAATTGTACTGGAACAGCAGTGCCTTGTTCAACTTTTGATTATAATTTTTTTATGTGTGGTATTGGATTTTTTATGGGGCAAAGTGGATGTTATCTTGATTGGGATACTGGAGAATGTTTAGGAGAAGCAACCACATGTGAAGATATGTCCCTTTCTATGTGTGATTTTCAGTCAGGTTGTCAAGGAGGATATAGTATGGGATTTTGGTATGATGAATTTGGTTTTGGAGGAGATTTAGACTTTGAAGATTTAACTACCTTTAATGATGGAATAGATGTATATGGACATTCTGATTTTGATGATGCAACTTTTTATGATAATGTAAGTATATTAGCTGATTTATATGTAGAAAACAATATTGAAGTTGATGGAAATATAACTGCAGACAATTTTTTTGGAACACTTAATTGGTCAGATTTAAGTGGTTATCCTATTGCTTGTCCAGCAGGTTCAGCATTAACACAATTAGGAGATTCAGTGATTTGTACTTCTTTTGTCCCATACACAGGAGCAACAAGTAATTTAGATTTGGAAAGTTATAACTTAACAGCATCTAATTTCTTTGGAAACTTTGAAGGAAACTCATCAATTTGGAGTAGAGCAGGAACAAATACTTTTTTGACTAATGTTGGGGATATGGTAGGAATTGGAAGAACACCAATAAGCACAATTCCATTTCTAAAAATGCAATTATATGGAACAAATGTTCGTGGAACATTTTTTAATGTTGAAAATGATGGTGCAACAGGATATGTTGCTGGGGGATATCAAATAACATCAAATTCTGCTTCAAGAGGAGGAGTATATTTAAATTATAATTCTGCAACAAAAGATACTTGGGGATTTGGTGTTCCTTATGGAGTCCCAAATGATTATCAGATTGGATTTGTTCCAGATGGTTCTTTGAGTCCATTTTATCAATCTCAAACATTAGTTCAAAAAAACGCAATATTAACTTTTAAGGGGGATACTAAAAGAGTTGGGGTTCTTACTTCATCACCATTATATAATTTTGTTGTTAATGGAACATTTTCAATAAATAATGCAACAGGAGTTCAAGGATTATTTCAACTCGCAAATGCAAATGTAGGAATAGGAACAACAACTCCTCAAAATACCTTAAATGTTATTGGTGATGGAAACTTTACAGGAAATCTTTATGGAAGTTTAATCTATGGAGAAGCTTGGTATCATAATCATACAGCAACAGAAATTGATTTTGCAGTAGATGGACTTTATTATAATTTAACTTTTGATAATTCATTAGTAAATGGAATGACTTTTAATGATGCTGGAGATTATTTAGAAGTAGATTTAAGTGGAGTTTACAAAATAAGTTATACTGCTTCTGGAGATGGACAAAATAACCATATATATTATACAGATGTAACAATCAATGGAGTTGTTCAAGATAAATGTGAAAGCCATAAGAAAATGACAGCAGGGGGAGATGTAGTTACTATGACTGGAAGTTGTTTATTAAGTTTAAAGATAGATGACCAAGTAAAATTAGCAACAGCAGATATTGGTGATACAGGAACTGGAAATTATTATAGTTCAAATTTAAATTTAGTTAGGATAGGAAATTAAATGGAAGTTACAAAAAAATTAACAATTGGAACAATAATTACTTTAGTTTTGGCTATGTCTGGAACATATTTTTTATCTCAAGATGATGATGCGTTTTATTGTGCAGATAAAGATTTAGTGATGATTTGTGAAAAATTAAGCAATGCAAATGACTTAGGATTACAAACAAGATGTTATTATGAAGAGACCTATAAAGTTTGTAATACAGGATGGGAAAAAATAGAAATTGGACAGGAATTAACTAAAGAGAGCCAAACTTATGCAAAACAATATTTATGTAATCAAGTGGAGTGTATTCCAATATGAATATAATTGCTTTCTTTACAGAGAATGGAACTCCAAAGACAGGATTAACTCCAACAATCGATGTTTGGACTTTAGATAGTACACAAGTAGTTACAGCCCAAGACATGACAGAAGTTGCAGGGGGATTTTATTATTATGATTTTACAACTTATGATGAGGATCTTGATTATGTAATTAGAGCAGATAGTGTAAGTTTAAGTGATTCAGATAGGTATGTTTATTCTTCAAATGAAACTGCAGGTGTTGGTAAGATCCTACAAATAGAAAAAGGAAATTGGGAGATTAAAGGAAATCAAATGTTATTTTATGATACAGACGGAACAACAGTTCTTTATACTTTTGATTTACAAAATAAAAGTGGTACTCCAACAGAACGTGATGTGTTTAAGCGTTTAGGAGTTTAAAGTGGGAATTTATGCTGACTCTGGAGTGATTACAAGAGGGTTTGGAAAGAATAATAGAATTGTAGCGAGGGGATTTGGAAGTAGTTTTCAAGTTGGGGGAGTAATTCCTACTTGGAGACACAAAGAATATGAGTATGATCTCTTTGCATCTATATTAAAAAAAGATTTTAAAACAATTAAAGTATTTAGTCCAGTTAATTTTATTAGAGAAAAAAAAATAGATATTTTTTTATCAATTTTTAAAGAAGTTATTTTAGATTTGAGTATTTCTTCTTATATTAATCATGAAAAGTTGATAAAAATCCTTGATGAGATATAATCTTTATTTCTGAATATCCGCAATTAGATTTATAACTATTTTCGTATTTTAAAGGGAATGAATCAAGAAGCTAGTTTTACATTTACAACCCCTTTGAATGTTAATATTGTTGAGATTAAAGGAGAGGAACACTTATATGTTGAGGGAGATATTTCTACAAATGATATTGATTTAGTAAATGATAGTATGACCAAGGCATGTCAAGAATCAATGCAAAGACAGATTATGGGAAGGAATATGAAATTAGATATTGAGCATGAATCTTTCAAAGGAGAGAATCATGAAGAGAAAGAAATTAATAAAACAAAGATTCCTGCAGGAAAGTTAATTGATTCAACAGTTAAATATTTAGGAAGTGATAGATATTCCACAAGAGTTAAGGGAGAGATCAACAGACACAATCCTGATTACAAAAATATTAAAGGAAATTTATTAGATAAATACCTGGATGCTTTTTCGGTTGCATTTTTACCAACTGATATTACTTATGAAAGAAAAAATGGAGAACAAATTAGAATGTTAAATGATGTTAAATTATTGAATGTTTCTTTAACTGGAAATCCCTGTAATACAAAAGCACAAATGATTGAAGTGGTTCAAAAATCTATGGATGCAGTTGAAGAATATAAAAGATTAAAAGAATTAGATCCATCAATTGAAAAAAATCTTGTTGTAAAAAACAAATCACATTCAACTGCCCTTAAGGGTGGTTCGCAATTAAACAAAAAGAAAAAGAAAAAGAAAAAGATGACAGATAATGAAGACCCAAACAAAGATGTAAATGATCAAGGCGATGGTGAAGATGATGATCAAGACAATGAGTCTGGGGATGCTGAAACAAAAGCTATGCTTAAATCTGTAACTGAAGAAATGAAAACCTTGTCAGAGAAGTATGATTCTGTGCAAAAAGAAAATGTTGAATTGAAAGAATCTGTGGGAGAAATCTCAAAGAGTCTTGCAAAGATAACAGAAGCTTTAAGCAAACCAGTACATAAATCTCCAGGGATTTCACCTACAGATGCAGATCAAAAAGCAAATGCTGGTGAAAATAAATCTGTTGATCCTTTAGAGCTTTGTAGATAAGATGGTAAAAGACGCGTTTACAGGAATAGTTGAAGAAGGAATGGATGCGCAAGATGCGTATCAAATATCTTTCGGAAACTTGAAAAGTAAGACAAAGTATTGGGACTCAGTTAGTGGAATTGATTTGAGAAAAGAAGCTGGATTCAAAGCAACTACAACAACTTCTGGTGGAGCAGGAACTGCAGGATATGCACAAATCCCAGTTTACCTAAGTCCATTGGTTGTAGATCAATCAAGAAAGAGAACACCATTAGTTGAGTTGATTTCTAGAGTTACAAACTTAGGAATGTACGCTGACTACAACATTATAACTGCAAAAGGAGCTGGTTTTACAGCATTAGAAGATGCTGCATTCTCTGAAACTGACGACACAGTCGACAGACAATCAGTGCCAATCAAATTCCTTTATTCAGTTGGAAGAGTAACAGGCCCAGCGCAAGCTGCACAGCCTGCATTTATCCTTGAAGGTTTCCAGGGAACTGGAAGCGGATTAGGAGGAAGTGCTTTCGCAAATGTTGCGGCACCTAATGCTATGCAATTTAGAATCTTGACTGCTGCAAAGGCTATAAAGGAATTGGAAGAGAGTTTGATCGTTAATGGTGATGCTACTACTGGAGACACATCTGAGTTTTCTGGAATTGTAAAATTACAGAGTACAACAAATGTTGTAGATTTAGAGGGTGGAGCTTTGACTTACGATCACATTGAAATGGCTTGTCAATATGCATTTGATGATGGAGGAATTGTCAAATTAGCAGTTGGATCAAGTGCTGCGGTTAGAGATTGTAGAAAGATTATATTGGATACATTCCGATATAGTCCAAGTGACATCCCTGGCGGAGTATTGCCTTTCGGTGTTCCATCAGCTGTTTTACTTCAAACAATGGTAGGACCAGTTCCGTTGATCCCATCAATGTATTTAAGTAATACTGCAGGTGCAAAATCAATCTACTTCCTTGATACAGATTTCATAGAGATGAGAGTTCTTCAAGATATGACTTATGAAAGGTTGGGTAAAAACAACGATTCAGATAAGTTCTATTTGAAGATATACGAATGTCTCATCATGAAAAGTACCGGGTTTAATGCATTCATAGACAATATATTGTAAATCCTTTTTTTTGTTTTTTAGATTTTAATTTTTTATTACTTTTTTAGAAAAAACAAAGCCAGACCTCGACGGCTAGATTGGGGTAATTTAGGAGGAAAAAAAAGAAGATATGGCACCAACAATAATAACGCACACAGTTTTAGGAGGACCTATAGGTGGGGCTAGCGCTAACCACGGGGCTGGAGTTGTGTGGGGATTGTATGAGATGACTTCAACAGAGAATAGTGATTGGATTATCCTTCCAGAATTTGAAGAGATTTTGTTTGTTTCAGCTAAAAGTATATCTACCGGAGCATTGGCTGATGAAGCAGTGACTATTGATGCGACAGACAAGACAAAGCTTGTTTTTACAGCAGGAAGCACAGATACTATCAGAGTATTCGTTGTAGGAACTCCATCAGTTGAAAACTGATTTTTCTTTTAACATAATAAAATGCCAAAAGAAGGAACAGTAAGCGGAGACTATTACGGAAACAGAACTTTTCATGATCGAATTAATTTTGCACAAGGAGCAGTAGGAGCATCATTTAATTTCATAAAGAAAGATACTCAGATTTGGTATGTTGATTCAGGAAAAACAGCACCAGCAGTATCAGGAGATGGACTAACTTGGGATCATGCTTTTATGACATTGGCAGAGGCAGTTACAGCGGCAGGAGATTATGACACAATTTTAATTGCGCCAAATTCAATTCAGACAATTGATCCAGCAGGGATTGAAATTAATAATGAAGGACTGAGAATCATTGGAGCATTGCCAACACCATCAAGTCAGGTGGCAGCAATTAAATGCACAGGTACAGCACCAGTTTTTAGAATTTTAGTAAATAGATTTGAAATTGCAAATCTATGTATTTCTCAAAGAGGAGCGTATGCTTGTATACAAATTGGATCTGCAACAGTGGGAGCAGTTTATGAAACATACATACATGATTGCAACTTTGATGGATATAGTACTTGCACATACGGAATAGAAGGATATCTAACAACTGATTGTGTGCAATTGGTGATAGAGAATAATTATTTTCAATCACATGCAACAGCAGCAATTAGATGTTCAGGAACAAAGACAACTGTTAGAGGAAATACTATCATAGTTCCAGTAGATACTATCGGAATAATGGCGGTAGATGCTGGAGGAGATAGGGCTTATTCAATATATGCAGATAATTACTTGTCAGGAATTGCAAATGCTTCAACTGGAGGAATTGTATTTACAGGAACACCAACAGCAGGAACATTGATATTAACAAGAAACTATTTATGTGGAACTTGGAATACAACAATTACTGATGTAGGTGGAGGATGTAATAATTATGTGACTGATGCATCTGGTGGAGCTTTAATCAATTGTTAAAATGGCAAAGAAAGATAAACAAAAGAAAGAAATTTCTAAGCCAGGAACAGCAAAAGAGTTAGGTCCAACAAGATTCACATCTCAGGAAGACTACGAAGAGCAATTAGTACTTGAAGCAGAAACAAAACTTGAAGAGAAAACTGAATAATTTTATTTTTTTATTTTTATTTTTTTCTTGTTTTTTGAGTTCGGAAAAAACAAGAAGTCTTAGGACTTTAAATCAATTAAATTAAGGAGAAAGAAATGACAAGAATAACAAAGTATTCAATAACTGCAACAATAGCAGCTGGTGAAACAACTGCTACAGCTTATAGTTCAGAGGTTATAAGAGGAAAAATCCTTGCAGTTGGAGTTAACTATCCAACAAATACTTGTACAGTAGATCTTGATTCAGACGGCGAAGCTTCTGCGCAAAAGATTTTAGATCTTGCAGCAGCAAATACAGATACAACTATTTATCCAAGAGTGGACGTCTGTGATAATACTGGTGGAGCAAGTCCGGTATATGGCACAGGGTTTGTAATTGTTACAGAATTTGTAGTGTTTGGAAGAATTAAGTTATCATTAGCGTCTGGAACTGCAGGAGAAAGCGTTACTGTAGATGTAATAGTAGAGGAAAATTAAATGAAGTTCATCAATCATGGTGAATCAATTAAAATTCGAGTAGGAAAATTAAAAAATTTCTATTGGATCACTGTAAGAAAAAACGAGATAGTTGAATTGCCTCAGAGTATTGGAAAGAACCATGGACTCGAAGAGTTGAAAACAACTGAGGGTCAGATTGGAGATAAAAAAGTTGAGACAAAACAAATTGAGGTACCCGAAAAAATAAATATTTCGGGGTCCGATAATTCTTTTTATAATGAATTAATAAAAATTAAAGGTATTGCTTTGAAAACAGCAGAAGATATTATTGAAGTTTTTACAAAAGAAGAATTAATTAAATCTATTATCAACAAAGAAAAATTACCTTTTAGAAATGATGTTGAATTAAAGTTGAGGAAGAAATATGGTTAATGGAATTAATATGACAAAAGAGCAATTCCTGAAATTGCCTGCAGTTCAAAGAGATGGATGTTTGTTTGAGAATCTTTCTGAATTAAGGAGATTAGTTAAGGGATATAAAATTTATTATAAAGTAACAGCAATTATAGGAGGTGTATTGGTTACAGGAATGGGGATATTATTTTCATTCCATATAGGAGGATAAAATGGGAACTTATGTTACAATAGCTAGTGTAAGAAGGACTTGCGGAATAGGTAGCACAGAAATCTCTGATGATGATGTAGAAGATACAATTACAGAAGTTGAAAAGGAAGTTTCAAGATTTTTCAACACGGTTTTTGTTCCTACTGAAAGAATAGATATCCTTAACGGGGATGGAACAAATAGATTACTTTTGGATAAGAATCCATTGTTAAGCGTCAGGGAATTGAAGATTGATGATGTGACAGAGGATCCTGCAAACTTAGAAATTTACAAAGAATCAGGATATATATTCTTAGGAGAGGGTGCGGACACTTCTAAATTCAGCAACAAGAGAAATGCTATTGTAGTAAAATATATTCACGGCCTGGTGGAAGAAAGTTCTACAAGATCAACTACAAGTGCGGCAGAAGTTGCAGGCACAAATGTAAGTATAGCATTGGTATCAATTACAGGATTTACAAATGGGGATTGGGTAGAAATTTATGGCATGGACGGAAACCGAGAAGTTGCTCAGATTAATGCAGTTCCAGCAGCAGGAGCAATAGTGGTTGATAAATTAGTCCTTGCGCATGAGTCAGGAAGCACAGTTGTGAAATTAGAGGTAAGCGAGAATTTCAAGAAATTAATGAACCTTGTTACAAGCATAGCATTAGTTGCAAGAATAGTTGGAGAATCCTACAAGGATACAGTTGGATATTCTTTGGGAGAATTGCAGGTTCAAAAGGGGGAGCCTTATACTCAGTGGAGAGAAACTGCTGCTCAATTTATTAGAGAGAGGGATCTCATGATGTCAAAAATAAGCATTAGACCTTACATAATATGAAATGGAAAAAAAATATAAGCATTTTGATGGCCCTGATAATTTCTGTAATGGCTTTGGGCCTAGTGACTGCTTATGATTTTGATCCTGGAAGGGACATAAATCTTAGAGAGATATATTCAATAAAGTATGGAGTAAATGCAGATTTTGTATGCTTAAACTTGTCTGGAGATTATCGTTGTGAATGGCCTACAGAACCAGGAGGATTAATTTTACATAGTTCGCTTGCAGGATTGCAGGGAGGAACTACAGACCAATATTATCATTTAAATGAATCAATTTATAATAGAATAATTTCTTTTATATTTTCATGGATCACTGGAGATTATTTTGATCAAGATCTAAACACGACTGATGATGTAAAATTCAGAAATATTACTGCAAGCAATATTACAGCAGAGTATTATTTTGGAAATGGAAGTCAATTAACTGGAATTTCAACTTCTTATACTGAAACAGATCCTATTTGGTCTGCTAATTATTCTGCTTATAATTCTTCTTGGACAACCACAAATGCAGAAATTTGGAACGTAGTTGCAAATAATACTTATATCCCATATACTGGTGCAAATCAAAATGTTGATTTAGGTAGTTATAATATCACTACCTCTTGGTTCAAAGGAATATTTAATTGGATTATAGGATCCACTTCCACGAATTATCTGAGTTTCAACGGAACACAATTAGAATTTAATGAGACATACTTGAATGAAACAATAAGTGGAATAGAGGGAGACAATTATTATCCATCAAATGTAAATCTTACTTCAGGAACTTATACTGGAAGTCTGGTTAATGGATCCAATACAGGTTATGATGCTGGAAACTCAATATGCAATACAGAATTTTCAGGAAGTCACATGTGCAATGAATTTGAAATACTTCAATGGTTCGCAAAGGAGGATTCTCCTACAGTGACTGGAGATGCTTGGTGTAGCACAGGAGCACCAAAATACATTCCTGCGGACATTCCAGTGAATGACTGTCATGGATGGACTCACGGATCAGCAGGAACTTACTTAGGAAATTATTGGCATTTTAATTCAACAACAGGAGGAGTCGGTCGAGCGATTAATTGCGGAACAAATTTAAAGTTGGCTTGCTGTAATTATTAATATGAGAAATAAAATTTTATTGTTTGGGATTTTGTTTTTTTTAATCGGGATTGTGTCTGCTGCTTATTATGTAACTGACCCGAACAATTGTCCAAATAATTATCAATCGCAAACTTGTAGTGGAAGTGATTTGGTTTGTGGATATTCTGGAGGAATTACTTATTGTTATGATACGAGTAGTTTAAATGCTCCTGGCTCAACTGCTTCAAGTACAACAAATTATGCTTGTTCAGATACAACTTGTAATGGAGGATATATAACAGATTGTTATGCTTATGATGGATCAGAGCCTCATTGTGATAATTCAGGAAATTTTTGGTGTGATAGAAGTTCAACTTGTTATGATGTAAATAGATTAACAACTTGTACTGCGAATGTTTTTGTACAAAGCACTTGTGGAACCTGTAAAAGTGGTTATACTTATTGTGATGGAAGTTATACCGACGGTGATGGATGTGAAATTCAATCTGGAGTTACACAATTTAATCATACTTCAGGAGTGTTAGAAGATAATGTTCATCATAAATCAGACTGTGATCATGAATGTGATTCTGGTTATTTAGATTGTGATTCAGACATAGGAACAGGAGGAACAGGTTGTGAGGTTCAAGATGGAGGAAGTTGTTCAGTAGGAAGTTTGTCTGGGACTTATTCAGGATGTACTTGTGTTGTAGATAAATCTTATTTTGAGACAGGAACATTTATTGAATATCTTGTTAATCTGGTGGACGGAGCAATGTTGTGGTTTAAAAATTGGGGAACTGGTGATTTGATTAATATTTCAAATGTAAATAATCAAACTTTTAGAGTAGATAATCTTACAAATGTTATTACTGGAGGAAATGTTACAGCAGAATATTATTTTGGAGATGGGAGTCAGTTGACAGGAGTTAGCAGTGATATAGTCTCTTGGGATGCTTTGACAGATTATCCGACTACTTGTTCAGGATCTCAATACATTTCTGCGCTTGGAGATACAATAACTTGCAGTGCGATTAGCATTACAGAAAGCCAAGTTTCTGATTTACAGGATTATTATCTCGAGTCAAATCCTTTTGGATTTTACAATGTAACTTCTTTAGTTGAATTAGATCCTCTTGCTTATAATGGAACTTTAATGTATACTTCAAATTGGAATGCAACAAATGAATCTTATTATTTGAAGATTAATCCTTTTGGATTTTATAATTCTACAGATTTTGATTACAACGATTATAGATTATTAACTAATTTCTCTTTCTTAAATTCAACAATTTATTTCTCAGGAGATGTAGGAATAAATACTGCAACCCCTCAGAATGATCTGAATGTAATTGGTGACGGAAATTTTACTGGAGATTTGTATATAGGAGATCAATTGACAGTATTGGGGGAGGGCACTTTCGATCAAACAGTTACAGCAGCTTATTTTATTGGGGATGGATCACAATTGACAAATATAGTACCTGTTCCTTTTAACCAGTCATTTAACAGGTCAGTATCAAACGTTGTTTATCTGTTTAATCTGCAAGATATTGTTGTTTTGGGAAATAACGAAGCTGCAACTAATGCGAGACTTGAGATTTATGAAAATGCTACAGATGCGACACTTGTGATTCATGAGGATTATGGAACTCATAGTGCAATACTTAATTTTAGGAGAGGTAGTGAAGATTGGCAAATATTACATAATCAGAATCTTTCATTTCAATTTGAAGAAGCAGAAAAGATGGTCATAACGCAGGATGGAAATGTAGGAATTGGAACTTCAAATCCTTTATCAAAATTACATATAGAGGATTTAGATGATACTAATTTAGATCATTTAGCACTTCAGTTAGAAAATCTTGATGTTAGGGCAGGTTTTGAATTAGAAACACCAAGCGCAACCAGTACAGGACAGGGAATTTTTAATATTGGCTTAAACACAAACAGAGGAATTTTAAATAAAACAGGAGTAAGTGATACAGGAGCATGGTTTAGAATTGATACAAGACCATCAACTGAAGGATTCCACTGGTTCTGGGAAGCTAATGGAACTGATACAGAAACTGAAATGATGACAATAAATGCAACATCAGGCAACGTTGGAATAAACACAACAAGTCCTCAAAACAAATTAAATGTTGTTGGTGATGGAAACTTTACAGGGAATGTTACAGCAAGTAATTTTTTAGGAACACTAAACTGGTCAGATTTAAGTGGTTATCCAGTTGCTTGTCCTGCAAATACTTATTTGACGCAATTAGGTGATTCTGTTACTTGCACTGCAATCTCTGATGTTTATCTTTTAAATACAGGAGATACAGGAACAGGAACTTATACATTTTCAGGTCAAATTAATTTACCATCAACTGGAACAACTTCTTTTGTTGATGGAGGAGGAGATATTGCATCATATGCATTAAATAATATAAATTTAAGTGGATGGTATGGATTGGGAATGTATAATCCAACAGTAGGAGGAGCATATCCTGAACAAACCTCTGGATTTTATGATTTTAGAAATGGATTTTGGGATACAAAAGCATATCCAAGAGTTGATGGAACTGCAATAAATACACTTTTTGAAGCAGCAAATGCAAATATCCAAGCTCATATTTCTGATAATACTCAGGCACATTCAGATTATTTTTTAAACACAGGCGACATATCGACGGGAACTATAATTGCTTCTATAAGTTCTCATGGAACAAGTGGTTTTTCTGGTGATATAGCAGGTCCAAATGTTACTTCAAACGCAACTAATTATGATATTGTTGAAAGTCTTGGATTTACATCTAATTATGATATAGCAAGTGGAATTGCCGACAACGGATATAGAATGGGTTTAAATATTGCTGCTTACAATAATGATGCTGGATTTCTTGGAACACTTAACGAGCAGTATGGTCAAAGAATACAATATGGTCATTATACTAGTGCTGGAACAGGAACAATAACAAATGCTTTTGGTATTAAGCTTGATTATCTTACTGCAGGAGCAGCAACTATAACAAATGCTTATTCTATTTATTCAAGTGGTGCAGCTAAAATGTATCATGCAGGAAATGTAGGAATAGGAACAACAAGTCCTTCAAGTAAATTATCAATAAATTCAGGAACTTCAGAAGATGCTTTAAGAGTTCAAAGTACAGATGCAAATGTAAGAATGGAGTTAGTAGACGATACTGCTTCAGGATATCTTTTTCAACAAGCAGGAAAAGTAGGTCTTGGATTTAAAGCATATTTAACTCATGCAGGAAAAGGAATTATTATTGATACTGATGGATTTGTAGGAATTTTAACAGAAAGTCCCACAACAGCTTTAGAAGTTACAGGAAATATTACTTTATCAAATGCAAATAATTGTATAATTTTTAATTCAGGAGGAAAGATATGTTCAGGAGTTTAAAATGAATAAAAAATTATTAATTTTCGGGATAATTGGATTGGTTTTAGTCGCATCTTTAATTCTTATAATGGCACTTAGTTCAGGTCCAAATTCTCCAGGAACAATGGCTGATGCTTGGATTGAAGGAGGAAATGTAGAATGGGGTGGTGTTAATAATGCAAAAGCAAGCGATAATGCTTATGCAACTACTGCTGTTCAGGATTGGGAGAATGATACAGAAGTTATAGAAAATAGTGTAAGAATGGTAAAGGGAGGAATTGTTACTGGAACTGACAAAAGTACTGGTGCAACACTTCCAGTTCCAGAGGCTTACACAACTTACGGAGGAACAACTGATTTATGGGGAACAACTTGGACGCCAGAACAGATAAATGATTTAAATTTTGGATTTGTTTTTAGTGTCAAAGGGGATGTGTCAGGAAAAATATCAAATTATCTAAAGGCGACTAATTTTGGATTTTCTATTCCTATAGGTTCAACTATTGATGGAATTAAAGTAGAAGTAGAAGCAACTTGGGCAGAAGTAATAGGACACAATGGAGTAGGAAAAGTAGACCATATAAGAATAACGATTTATTATACAGCAGGAGCACCAGATACAATTCCTCCAAAATGGTCTGATAATTCAATAAATTCAACTCTTGCAGGAGAATTAATTTTACATAGAGTAAAATGGACAGATGCAGGAGGATTATCTGGTTATATTTTCAGTTTTGATAATGGAACAGGAACTTTTGTAAATGATTCTTGGGTTTTACAAACTGGAACAACAGCTTGGACAGAGGTTTCTAAAGTATCAAATACAACAGTTGGTTCTATAATAAGATGGATGGTTTATGCAAATGATAGTTCAAATAATTGGAACTCAACAAACATATTTCAATATATAACTACTACAATCACAAAATATGAATATTATGATACAGGGCAGAATTTTTATATATATATTTATGAAGACCGTTTTTCAGCTCAGACTTTTACGGTTGGAACAGTAGGAACTAATGAAAATTTTATAATTTCTCATATCTTTGTAATGATTTACAGAGTGGGAGACCCTGTAACAATTTATGCAGATTTGTATGCTGTTGATGAATTTGGAAAACCTACAGGAGCTTCTTTGGCAAATGGGTCAATAGATGGAACGAGTATTACAGATAATTCAGCATCAACAACAATGTATGCAATTTATTTAACTTCTTATGAATTACAGGAAAGCACAAAATATGCAATAGTTCTTTCAGCACCATTAGGAGATTCTAATAATAAAGTAAGTTGGAAAATTGATAACACTGGAAATTATGCAGGTGGAAATTTTCTTTATTCCCTTTCTGCAGGAGCAACTTGGACTTCTGAAGCAAATTATGATTGTATGTTTGAAATTTGGGGAAATGCTGTTTATCCTAATAGTTGCAATTGTGCCGGATTAAATGAGGATTGGGAAATTAATATGGCAGACCATTGTGTGATTTCAACTGCTTGTGATTTAGGAACAGGCACTTTAAGTTTTACAGGTTCTGGATATACAACTTGTGATGCAAGAGTAGACACTACAAATCTTGGAGACCCAGGAGCAAATAGTATTTTATATATAAATAATGATTGCCTAATAATTGTGGATTAAAATGGATAAAAAAGATTTAACAATTGGAATAATAATTACTTTAGTCTTGGCTATCTCTGGAACTTATGTTTTAGTTGGAGATGACGATGCTTATTATTGTGAGTCAAGAGATATTGTAATGATCTGCGAGAAATTAAGCGCTGCAAATGATTTAGGGATTCAAACAAGATGTTACTATGAAGATACTTATAAGATATGCAATGAGGGATGGCAGAAAATAGAAATTGGTCTGGATTTAGCAAAAGAATATAACCTTGGAAGAAGTTATTTATGTAATCAAGTAAATTGCACGGAGATAATTAATGGCATCAATTGAGATAAGATCTGAAAGTTTTACAGGAGCAGATTGCACTGGAAGTAGTGGAGATCTAAACAGGACTCTTACTCTTGGAAACACAAACTTGACAGTGAATGAGGGGTTCTTAGTTTTTGTGAATGGCCTTTATTATACAAATGAAACAGATTATACAGTAGTGCATGCGGACACAGGAACAGTAATAACTTTTCTTGTGGCCATGTATGACGACTCGGCAATTACAACAGTCTATTATCAAACAGATATGCAGTCAATTACTTTGCCCGCTGATTTGTCTTCTAAGATTCAGGATATAGTAAATATAATTGATTCAAATGGAGAGTCTGCAACTTTGAAAAGAAAGACTACAGTCACAGGAACTATGGGAGAAGTGATTTCTGAAACAAATCAAGATTATATAATTAATTGGTTAAGACAAGATATAACAAATAAGGATCGTAATATCCATGAGATGGGTCTTGCAATTCCAGGAAACATTAAAGCGTTTTTTTATCCTTGGTATACAGAAGATATCACTGGTGTGGCAGGAACTTTAATTCCATTGACAGGAGATATAATTGAAGATGATGCAGGAAAACAATGGAGAATAGAACAAATTGTAAATAATCCTCTGGCGGATAATCAAATAATTTATATTCTGGCAATATGCAAGAGCATAAACTTGGAAGAATGAAAATAACATTTAACATAGATAGTGAAATCAAAAAGCAAGAGGTTTTTGATAAACTGAAATTAGTTTTATTTAAATCAATGATCAAGATGCATGAACTGGCAGTAAATAATTGTCCTGTTGATAAGGGGGGATTAGTAAATTCAATTAATGTATTTCCATTTGCTCCAGGATACTCTTTGTATAATTTGATAGCAGGAATAGAATATGCTGAAGCTGTTGAATTTGGAACAAGTCCAAGAGTTATTATTCCAGTACACAAAAAAGCATTGGCTTTCAAGATGGATGGAAAAAAAGTAGTTGTAAAAAAGGTTATGCATCCAGGGTCAGAGGCTCAACCATTTATGCGGCCCGCACTTGATCAAGTCAAGGGGATTTGGGTCAAAAAGTACTTTGACAGGGTATTTGCTCAAAAAGCATGAAAGAACACACCAGAATAGGCTAAATAAAGGATTTTCAATAGATTTCGTCAAATCAGCAATAATATTTAAATACTTCTTAGATTTCTGAATATTGTGTAACTGCTAGGGCGTTCTCGCGCAAGGGCAAACTAGGGTAGCAATATTCGGAGTAATATTCTTTGCACATAACATTTTCCCCAGTGATGTAAGAGGTCACTGGATGACCGTATTAAATAAGCTTAAGGGGATAGTTGCCAGAATCCCCTAATAAACCAAGAGGTTTCAAATGTTCATAAGTCCAAAACAAATTGTAGTAGAATTTCTTAGACATAGATTAACAGACCCTCGAGCTCGTGCTGAGACAAGTCAGACAGAAGAATTTAATGGAGGAGGGACAACTTTTTCTTTAACACCTACAAGTGGATCAGTTTCATGCATTACCGGAATAACAGTCGATGCGGTTGCAGTAGAAAAGTGGAAGGATTATTATTTGGACTTTCAGAATGAGAAAGTAATTTTTTATTCTGCAACTGGCGCAGGAGTAAATAATGTAGATATTACTTACAAAAGAGGGACAACAAACTGGATTTATCCTGACAAGGCAAAAACATCTTTAGGATCAACAAGTTTTCCAAGATTGAATATTTTATTGGTTGGAGGATCTGGGGAAAGATTAGGTCAGTATAATTCTAACATAGAATCTGTTTTACATTTTCAAGTTGATGTTTGGGCAAAGGAAAATTATATTGCAACTATTGATAGTGTAAAGTTCGAGGGAGATAAACTTGCAGAATATATTGGTTATCAAGTTACAAAAGCTTTTGAAGATTACATAAATGATTTGCATCCTCAACTTTATAATTATACTTTATTGAGTCCTCCAAGGGATATGGGATTTAATAAAGAATATCAATGTTTCCATGTGATTGTGGAATTTGAATTAAAAGGAATTGATACAGGAGAATCATGATAATTAAATTAAAGGAGGCTAAATATGACTGAATACTTTCTTGGAAAAAGAGAGCAAATAGCAATGTGTGAAGAAGACACTTGGGCAGCATTAGGTGCAAAAACAATGGTTGGTAATGGTTTCATCGTCGGAAAGAATGTTACAATTGATCCTGACTTTTCAAAGAATTGGCAGGAAGTATTGACTGCAGGAGTAAATAGTCGAGACATAGATTCCATGGAAAAGGGACCAGAAAGTTATAGATTTACTTTGACTTTTAATCCAACTAATTGGAAGTTCCTGAGATATTGCGCGCATGGAACAGTTACAAACACGGGGACAAATCCGACAGTGCATACATTCACAGCAACAGACGTAGTGAAATCGTTTACGCTTGAATGGGCGAAGAGAGCAACAACAAGTCATGTAATTACTTTGACAGGTTGCATAATCACAAATTGCGTAATCCGTTTTGCAAAAGGAATGGGAGCAACAGAAGGTTTTATTACAGTGGTTGCAAATTGTTTGGCAAAATCAGGAGTTGCAGGAACAAGTGTTACAACTATCTCGGCAAACACAGATGATGCATTCCAATTTAGAATGGCTAAATTGACTTATGCAGGAAGTGAAGTTACAGAAGTTAATTCAGGGGAATTGTCAATAGATAATGGAATCACCGAAGAGGATTCAAGATATTGTAATTCTACTTTAGATCAAGCAATTGGAGAACCAATTCCTACAGTAAGGAGATATACTTGCAGGTTTAACATTAACCAAAAGAATGATACCTATTATGACGACTGGCATGATCAAACAGTTGTTCCAAGTACAAACACCCTAAAATTGACAAGGGGATCAGGTCCAGCAGATGATATCACATTTACATTTACTAGTCTTTATTTGCAAGCAGCAACAAGTCCTACAAACATAGAAGGGGTTACAAATGTAGATCTTGTAGGGATAATAAAATCTGTGGCTATAGTTGCAAATGATGCGCTTACTGATTATTAAATTAAAGGAGGCTAAAAATGCAAAACGAAGAAGACTTTGTTGATGAGAGTTTCGTAAGTTTTGAAATAGAAGAAAAGAAGTTTGTTTACAAACCAACTACAGCTGGAGATGAAACTGAATGGATGGATGAGTATATAGAAGTTGGAGAAGATAATAAACCTAAACAAAATTTTTCTAAGATCACACAATGTAAACTTAGAAATCTCAAGCAGGTTCCATACGACCAGGAATTAATTAATAAAGTTATCAAAGTTGAAAAACCATGGGAACAACTTAATAAGATCCAAAGATGGGAATTTTTAAGTAAGTTGAAACCATCAATTTTCAATAAGATAATTATTAAGATTAATGAGATTGATTCCGGGGATGAAGTAAAAAAAAACTGATTTTTAATATTCAGACTTCCAATCCAGAAGAAGGATTTGTAATGACGGATTTAAGAGAAGTGCTTTTATGGAATAAATATCAATTTTTTGAAAGAGGAATAAGTCCTGAAGAATTTAAAAGAACGCAGATGAGAGATATGAGGGATATCATGGAAATAAATAATGCGGTCAAAGAAAGACAGATTAGGGAGGAAAAGGTCAGGGAAATGATTATGAAAATGAAATAAAATGGTTGAAGCAGGAAGTATAGAAATAGGTGGAAGGATAAATGTTCAAGGAATAGAGACAGGATTAACTAGGGTTGAATCTGGACTTAAAGATGTGGGAACAACAGGAAAAAGCGTCAATGCAGATTTTATAAGAATTAATCAACAGGCAGGAAGGCTTGGAAAGACTATGGGAATCTTAGCAATTTCTGGAGCTACTGCAATGATTGCGATAGCAAAGAATGCGCCAGGAACTGCAGCTGCAATGGCCCAAATAAGTGTGTCTGCGATGCAATTAAAATTTGCAATAGGAGATGCTATGGCCCCTACATTCGATAAGTTTGCAGAAAAATTGGATGGATTTGCTGGATGGGTAGATAGAAATCCTGATTTGTTTAGAGGACTTGTTAATAGTCTTTTGATATTTGGAGGAGCTACAGTTGTCTTGAAAGTAGGAGGATGGGTTTACAAAGCATGGGCAGGATTTTTTGCATTGATTAAAGGAATAGCTGCTTGGACTGGTTGGAATGCATTGATTGCAAATCTAGGTAAGCTTGGAGGAGCAGGAGCAGGAGCTGCAGGAATCACAGCAGCAGCAGGAGTCTCTGGAATTGTTGGAGCAGCAGCCATCCCATTAATTGTAGAAACATATAGAACAGGAGCACAACCAAGCGGTGGAATCTTCCAGGAAGAAATTAAACAAACACAACAAAATATAATCTATCTAAGTAAAGTAGGAACAGAGAGAGAGAAAAAGTTTTTAAGAAGACTCTTTGGAACAATTAAGGTGGACACATACTAATGGTAATGAAAATAGAAAACTATGAGGGAACTGCAAGCACATTTACATTTCCAAATAATCCAAATACATTTGATGATGCGACAGCTTCTGATTATACTATAACAAATTTTCCTTATCAAAGGAGACATCACTTTGTAAGTGGAGGGGGAGTGCCACCTAAAACTATAATCTTGACTGGGCATTTCTATGGAACAGACAAGAATACAAATTACAGGACCTTGTCTGGACATTTTATGGAGAATTACAAACTGAAAAAGCTTTACTTTGATTCTGATAGGTTTTATCTTGGTTTTGGAAAGCTGATCAAGAAAACACATTCAGGGGGAAGAACAAATTTCTTAGATTATGTTGCTACTTTCGAGACAATTGTAGGGGTTCTTTTTGATAATACTTTGCAGACTCATACAGATGGAGGAGCAGAAAAAACTAACTCTGGAAATGTAACTACTTTCATAGAACAAATTTCTGGAACAGTAACTAGTGGAGCTGCTAATATAGTAATTACAGATAGTCTTGGAAATCAAATTACAATTCCTGCAGCGAGTTTGACTACAGGCCAGGCAGTGATAATAAAATTTGTGAGTATGGTTGATTCTGGAAAAGGTATTTATGTGACTGAATATAATTATACTACAGTTGCAGGAAATCAAATAAAGACAGTCAGGACTACAACAGGATTTGGAATGATCCAATTGGCTGCAGCTGCTACAACCGCAACAATTACAGTCACTAATCTTAATGCAGGGTACTTAATTAAATTAAGAAATGCTTACAGTGCATAAATAGTATAAATAATATAAATGGGATCATACATAATAAATTGCAAGAACACGTCAGATGAAGAAGGGACAGTAGAACCAGATGCAGGATTTTCTTATAGTGATAAATTGAATGAGGTCAATGAGGCAAACTTGGTTTTTTCAGGATCAGGAGAAGTAAAAAGAAGTTTGATTGGACCTGGGTCAGAAGTCAAGATTTACAGGAATGAAACTTTAGGATTTCACGGAATTGTCGACGATATAGAATATTACGATGGTGGAGGAATGAATGTTCATGCTTCTGGATATGAAAGATGGTTAGGTATGGAAAATGGGGCCTATGCAAGTTCGCCTTGGAGTTCGACAGCAAGTGCAACAATTTTTGCAAGCTTGATTGGAGAGAGTAATTATCTGAATGCAGGAACAATAAATGCAGGGACAAGTATAGATTTCAGGGTTTCAACTTCTGACAGCATTTGGAATGCTATAAGTAATTTATTAAAAAAGACTCAACAAGATGTTCAAATAGATTATACAAATTCAGAGGTGGATATTTTAGATCATCGTGGAAGTTCTACAAGCGTGGAAACACTTAATGCAGGAATACAGGTTGAGGACGTTCGAATTACAAAAGGATATCCAAGGGGGAACAAAGTTATAGTTTATGGGCAAAGCGAGGGAGAGACAAGAATCAAGAGTGAATATCCTGGACACGGATACAATGCTGCAAGCCAGGCTTCTTATGGAATAATTACTTACATAATCGAGGACCGAACAATAACTACCGTAGCAGAGGCGAATCTCTTGGCAGATGCAGAAGTGGCCAGATTAAAGGATCCTCCAAAAAACTATGAGTTTGATTCTTTGAATAAAAATAAAGATTGGATTGCTGGAGACGTCTTGACTTTGAATGCTCCAAGTCAGGAAGTCAGCAATGAGGAAGTTCGAATAGTTGAGATAAAAAGAGGGATCCAAGGTAATGAAGAAATTTTGGAAGTTGAGGTAGCCAACAAGGAATTTTCAGAGAAGACAAAAGATGTAAATGATGTTCTTGCACAGATCCAGAAAAATGCAAGAGATATGGACACCTATGATTTGTTTCAGGATGAATATTCAAATCAAAATGTAGACACAACTCTTGGAGGATTTATGACCACAGACATTTCTTTTAATACCCTGAATAGTGTCAGGCAAATAGCAAACGATGGAGCTCTTACTTTGGGAACTACAAGCGGATATAAAATTTATCTTATTCCAAGTAACGGAGATCTGAGTGCGGATGTTCAAGTATGGGGGCATTTGGATATGTACACAAGCAAAATAAAGAATCTGGCGAATCCAACTTTAAACCAAGATGCAGCGACAAAATATTATGTTGACACAGCTGGAGGAGCAGGAGACAATCTTGGAAACCACACCGCAACGCAAAATCTGAATATGAATTATTATGGAATAGCAAATTGCAGGGGAGGATTGGCAAGCGGGATTGGATACAATCTTGATCTACAACCAGGGTTAGATGTTAGGCTTTGGGGAGATATAAATATGAATAGTTATGATATTGACAATTGTGAGGATCTGGAAGTTAATGATATTTATGATTACAATCAAGGATACGTTTATTGCTATGATGATTTTGAATTGGATGATGTTGAACAAATAAGGGCAGACACGGCTAATTTAAGGATTCTTGGAGGAACAGACCCAGTGTCTATTGGAGGATGGAGTATTAGTGGATCGGAAGATGATTTATTTGTTGTTGATGATCTGGATGTTCTTGGAAGTAAGAATTGCGTCGTTGATGCAAGGGATGGACACAAATACATTTTTTCAGTAATAGAAAGTCCGGAGATCTGGTTTGAGGAAAAGATAAGTTCTCAGTTAGAAAATGGGAGAAAAGAGATAATCTTGGACGAGAGATTCTTGGCGAGCACAGTCATAGACAAAAAACATCCTCTACATACAATTGTAACACCTACAAGTGAATGTAATGGTTTGTGGGTTGAGAAGAAGTTCGACAGAGTGATAGTCCATGCAAGTACATTGGATTCTACTTTTGATTTAACAATTTCAGCAAAAAGGTTGGGATATGAGGATGTCAGGTTTGATGAATATTTTAAAGACGAAGAGTTAGATATAGAATACAAGAAGTCAAAAAAAGGAATGTTCTTCGAGAAAAAACCATTTACTATTCAGACAAGAGAGATAAAAGAGGGAATCGGGAAAATTCGGGATGAGTTGAAACAAGAAAAGGATTTGGAAAGAGGAGAATATCTTCAAACAAAGGATCCAGAAAAAATAGAAGAAATTAGAGTAAGGTATAATAAAATAAAAACAGACTTTAGAACAAAAATTAAGGAAGGAAGAAAAAGTGTTGGAGATTTTAGGAAAGAGATGGTAGAAATAAATAAAAAATACAAAAAACGATGACACAAGAATTGCGTGGAGGAAAGATAAAGAAGATTGCTGAAAACGAGAAAGGGATTTCAATAACTGTCGAGAAGGAAGTGAGGATGAGCAAGGACTTTCTCAAGATGAGGCACAGGATCCTTAAGGAAGGCCTGGAAACAATCAATGAGGAGATAGCAAGAATAGAAGAAGTAGCAAAGAAAATAAATCTCACATTAGATTAGCAACTTTTAAAAGCAAGTCAATCCTTTTAAAAAAATGGAAAAGAAAATCATAGTTACAATAATCTTGCTGGTTCTTTTGCTCTTTTCAGTATGGATAATCTTGAAGAATGGAGAAAACCAATTCAACAAGGGAGCAGAAGATTACAAGCAAAGGATGATTAAATATGTAAAGTATAATTCTGAAAATTGTTTTCCAATTCTTTTCTCTGGACTTGATGAAGAGATTTATTTGGTAGACATGAGATGTTATGAGAAACTTTTAAATAGTAATTGGTATTATAAAACAAATGGAAGATAGAAACAAAATCTTAATCCTTGCAATAATCATTGCAGTAATATTAGTTCTTGGAGGTTTATTTTTAACATATAAAACAGCTTATCAAAAAGGATCTGAAAATCAATTTCAACTATTAGTTACTTATTTAGTTCAATCAGCAGCGGATTGCAGGCCAATTACAATTCAATTAAATGAAGGGGATATCCAATTGGTTAATCCTGCTTGTTATATAGGAGAATAAAATTACAAATATTCTTATCTTAAAAAAATTGGAGGAAAAATGGTTTTGAAAGAAATTTTAGCTTTGGTAGGATTTCCAGTACTTAGAAGCGTAGCCGGTTGGGCAGAGAATGCACTTAAAGACAACAAAGTAGAATCATTCGAATGGAAGCAACTTGGAGAGACAGTTTTAAGAGTTGGATTCATTGGAGTTGCAACTTACTTTGGATTGAATGAATTTGGTCTTGATGTGAGTGCCCTTGGAGCTGGTGCGGGTGCAGTTGTATTGGATATAATTTTATCAGCAATAAAGAAAAAGAAGAAGTAATCATGCTCAAGAAAGTTGGGCAGATTTTCAAGGTTTTGTGTCAAGATACTTGGTCTGCCACTTTCTTTTAATGTATTAACTCAAAAGTAGTTTATTAATCTTTTTGTTATTTAAAGTAAGGAAAATATTGGATGTCTGGGCAGAATTATATATATTATAATTAATACCCCTAACTGAAACATATAGTTTGTATCAAAACAATTACTTTTTTAAAGCGAGAAAGCCTGATTATTCTAATTAAAATGCAAATCATTCTCTTAGAGCGGAGGCGCCTAAGCTTATACAATTAACGGAGGTAAAAAATGGTAGAAAAAACAAACAGTCAAGTGTGGCTTGCAGCAGCATTAATTTCAGTAGTTGTAATAGCTTGTTTTCTTGTAGCAGGGGGAAACAAAGTAAGTACAGATGATGTGAAAAATATTGTAGTAGCAGAAATGGCTAAGTTGAATGTTCCAACAGCGCAAGAAATTGCAGATTTAGTTGTTATTCCTGAAATTGAATTTCCAGAATATGATTTTAGTGGAGATTATGTCTTAACAAAAGCTGACTACGAAAAAATCTTACAAGAAGATAAGGCTGAAATCTTAGTTTTGGAAGAAATTGATTCAAGAGATTTCAAGAAAGCTTTATTTGCTGCTTTAGTTGATTATAATGAATCTATTGAAAGTTACAAACATATCACAGAAATTGTAGTTAAAGATATAGAAATTGTTATAGATGATGAAGAAGCAACTATTACAGTAGATTTGAAAGTTTATTACTATGTGGATGGTGATGAAGATGAAGACTTCAAAGCAAGATTCAAAGAGATTACATTTGATGTAACTAAATTAGTAGTAGAAGATAACTTTGAAGATGCTGAAGTAGACTTTGGAAATTTAGTAATAAATAAAGTTTACTAATTCAATCAATTTTTTATTTTTTTTATTTTTTGTTTTATTTAGGTGCGCGGGCGCACTTTATTTTGGGCTAACTAATAGTCCAATTACTTATTTTAAACGCAGTGTGAGGCTCCTGTGAGGCACTTTTTTCTTAGTTTATCGTCGGAAAAGTACTATTGTTCTAATTAGTACAATTGTTACAATTTGTTACATTCCAAAAGAATTAAATACATTAAATGTGTAACTATAGAGTGGGGTTCAACTAAATCTTAACAGATTTGATTGTGTTCATGCCCCCACACTTTTCTAGAAAGTTTTTTAAAGCATATTTTGCTGGTATAATTCCATGAACATAATCAAAGAACAAAATTTGGTCGGTCCGTACAACCAAATAGAATATGTCTCAATAGAGCTCGAGGGATTAAAAACCAAGTGAAAAGCTAAGGCACGACTTGAGGGGTTGAGAAGTTTGGGTAGATCGTTAGTAGACTCAACAGGGGAAACTTCGGTGTCGAACCTAAATTTAAAATTGGGAGTGGAAAGCTTTTAGTGTTTTTTATATTATCCTAAAAGTTAAGTTTGAACCAATAATCAGTTAGAAATCCGTTCAAGGAAGAAAATAGTAAGAAATAAAAAAAATATAATGAAAACAATTAAAAAAATATCAAAGAGGGCAGAGGATTTAAGTCCAGAAGAATCAGAAAGAATCAGGAGAGATCTTACAAAGAATGCAAAGGAAGTGAAAACCCAGATGACTTTAAAAGAGATCAGTAAATTGAAAAAGCAAGGGATTGTATTTGGACCAAGAGGGGTTGTAATTGAAGGGGAAAACAAGATCAAACTTGGAGAAGGAATTGGATATAGATACAAATAGTAAATTTTAAATAAGTTTGTTGGTTGGTTAGATCATGAAAGAAAAAGAAAAAATAGTAAGAAAGACACTCGATTTACTAATGGAAAATGTAGAAAATTTTGAAGATTTATTAAATTTAAAATTTACAATACAGGATTATTTAGATGAAGGATATAAAGTATTTGATTATGATATAAAATATAAAAGGTTAGTTATAGATTTCTATGAGAAAAAGAGGGTTGAAGAAATAAAAAAAAGAGAAAAATTAATGATTTCTGGAAAAAATTAAAATATTAAAAATTTAATTCTGCTGTAACTTGTGAGTGAAAATCTGGTTCTTGTGGAAAATGAAATATTTATAAAGCAGATTATACTGGTATAATTAGGAGGATTCAAAATGACAAAACAAAAAGCAATGGGTTTAAAGGAAAGAGCAAAACAATTGAAATCAGCAATTGAGGATTTTAATAAGATTGAAGGATTTAGTGCAGAAGTTAAAAAGAAGTATGAGTCTCAATTGAAAGAAGTTGAGAAAGAGATTGAGAAAGACAAACAAAAATTACAAGGAGGTAAAAAGTAAAATGGAAACAAGGAAAGAATTTGATTGTCCAAGACGAGATGGAACAAAAGCAAAATTTGTTTTTGTGAAACCTGAAGGAAGTGTTTGGCATTGGGATTTACCAAATCACTTAAGAGAATCATTTCCAGGACATGTAGCAAGTTTGCCTTTGCCTGATGTTAATTTAGACAAAGCAAAAGATTTGAAAACTTGCTTGGATTTGATTGGAAAAGCAAGAGGACAAGATTGGGTTGGGCAAGTCGTAGTTGATTTGTTAAAACCAATTCCTCAATAATTTAAATTTCACAGCAGGGAGAAATCCCTGTTTTTATAATAAATAAAATGAGTGAAAATCAAAAAGAATGGGAAGCATGCAAGAAATGTAAGAGGCCAAAGAAAGTTGGAAAATCTTGCGTTTGTGAGAAAGAAGGATCTCCCAAAGAAGAAGAAGATGAGTGAACATAAAAAACACAGGATGCAAGAGACCAGTTTAATCGCACATGAGAACATCAAACCAAAGTTAGGAGAAAGACAGGCAATGGTTTTAAAGGCAATTTATGAATTGGGAATTTTATTTGGAGATGCAACAGACTCAGAGGTAATGAGTCACTTAATTAAATTTGATCCAAACTATGTAAGGCCAAGAAGATACGAGCTTGTAAACAAATTCAAGTTTGTGGCTTTTTCACAGCAAAGAACATGCAAAATTACAGGAGAAACCTGCATGGCTTGGAAAATTTTACAAGGAGGTATATATGAAATTGAGAAAATGCCCAAAGTGCAAGAAGATCAAACCAATGACGAAGCACTCGATTCTGGGGAATCATCAGCCACCATTCAAGAAAATGTGTAGAGAGTGTCATGATAAAGAACATGGAATTGTATCAAATGTAATAAAGAGACAAATGAGAAAATTTAAAAAATATCAACCAGGAACTAAACGAATGCATAAGAAAAAATGAAAATAACAATAATCTTCCTAATCGTTGGAATGTTTGTTTTTATGGGTGGAATATATCTGCATGAGCAAGTCCATGTTGAGATTTACAAAAGTTATGGAATTGAAAGTCATGTAGAGTACCTCTCTCATTTTCCAAAAGTTGTGACAATAGCAGAAGAGTATTGCCCAACAGAGGCTTGTGAATCTCAGCATAATCTTAATGAGATAGTATCATACAACCTTAATATTTTGTTTGGGATCCTTCTTTTTGGGTTTGCATGTGTAATATATATCTTGGAGGAAAAGAATGAATAGAAGCTTTTTTAAGGGGGATTATACTGGTATAATTGGGAGGATTAAAATTATAAGATGATCTCAAAAAGACAAGTAGAAATGTTAAAGGAGAATATTGATAAACTGTCAAGATCTGATGAGCAATTTATTTTTATTATTTTCAAAAATCCGAATGGAACAGATAATATAACAGAATATTGTTATAATCTTCCATTAGATAAATTAAGACATTATTTCATGGAAGCACTAAAGAGAGGAAAATTAAAAGATGGAAATTAATAGTTATCTTAAGATACACTGGGGGGTGGATTCTTACAAATGTTTGAATCCTCCTGCCCTCCAATTAAAACAGGAGGTATATAAATGGGAAAAATAGGAAAAATCATAAAATTTGATGGAAAGAGTATTTGGTTTATTGAACAAGGTCAAACAGGAGAAGGAAAATATCCTCTTGCAGATTGGATAAAACCAGAATACGTAAAACTTGGAGAGGCAGAGATTACAGTAGATTCTAATAATGTTATTACATTTGTTGCAATGACTGAAGATATGGCAAACCAAAATTCAAAAGAAAAGAAATCAACTACTAAAAAACCAAAGGGATGGGAAGATGATATAGTGTCTTTTGAAGTTTTACTTACTGCAACACACAAGAAGTCAGGTGGAAATTTCTCAATAAAGACAGAGTGTATAACAGTTGATTTAGATAAAAAGTATGCTTTGTTTAAGGCAACTCTTTCAACAAGTGGTAAAGATGGAAATGTGGCATTGAGTGAATTTGATGGACATGGAGATGCAACAATCGAGAATGTAACTGGTGATTTTATTAAGCCACACTTTATTCGAATGGCTGAAACTCGAGCTATTGTAAGAGCACTTAGATGGTATACAAACAACGGCTGCGCCGAAGAAGAGAAATGAGAATCTTTTGCACAAGAATTATAAGAGAAAAGACTTACAGGGAACTTCTTAAATTCAAGAGTGAAGTCGAGGAAATTCTTAAAAGGAAATTGCCTGCAGTCAAAGATGCAATTTTGAAGAACAAGAACATTACACTGAGTAGAGGATGTGTTTTGATAAACAGCAATATTAGTGATTCAAAGATTGATTACAAAAGCAAAGAAGCAATTAAAGCATTTTACAATAGCATAATTCAAGGTTGTGTGTTTATGAAAAAGAAATAATTTATTTATTATTTTTTTATTTTTACTCTTTCAAATGCGAGAGTCAAAAGAAGCAAGACTAAATGGAGAAAAGAACAATGGAAAACAAAGAAATAACAAACGAAGAAAGAGCATTACTTATTTTAAAGGATAAGTGTGAGCTTGTGATAAACAAGACAGAAAAGCCTAACTCTTATGAGTTTGGTAAGCCAGGAAATAGATTTAAGATTTATTTTTCAGATGTCGAAGATCTACAAATACAATTAAAAGGAATTGTAGATGCAGGGTTGGTATTAGAAGAGGATTTTAAAAATGGAAAATGAAACAGTAGAACAATTGAAAAAAGAAATCAGAGAAGCAGAAATTGTTAGTAGAGCAAGAGAAAATGGTAAACCTGAGGAAAGATAAAGTCTGTTACAATCTCTGGCTAACAAAACAAGAAGAGAAGATTTTATTAGAGAGTATGAAATCACTTCCTTCAATAGCTTGGACAATTGTAAGAAAAGCAAATAGACGTGGAGACTTTGAGAAGAGATAAAATGCCAAAAGGAATTTATAAAAGAATAAAACCAACTTGGAGTAAAGGAACAAAAGGTATTGTGAAACCAAATTCCGGAAGTTTTAAGAAAGGACATAAAATTGGTTTCAAAAAAGGATATATGCCATGGAACAAAGGGAAAACAAGAAAAGAGGATCAAAGAATCCCTCAATCTTGGTTGGGAAAAAGAAGAGAAGAGATTTGTGGAAAAAAGAATCCTAATTGGAGTGGGGGGTTTAGTAAATTAGATAAATTAATAAGAAGATTACCAGAGTATTTTCTTTGGAGAAGTAGAGTTTTTGAAAGAGATAATTGGACTTGTCAAACTTGTCAAAAAAGAGGAGTTTATCTTGAAGCACATCATAAAAAAGAATTTATAAAGATAATTCGTGAAAATAATATAAAATCTACAAGGGAAGCAATAAAATGTAAGGAATTTTGGGATATTGGAAATGGGGTTGCTTTATGTAAGGATTGTCATAATTTAACAAAGAGAGGCAAGGGAACATGAGCCCGACACAATCAATGCAGAGAAGAAAAGAAGAAGCAAAAGGATCTACAAAAGGGTACACTGATTATTCAGAGTATGAAGCAGGAAAGCCAAGAGACAAAAAACAAAAGAAATTAAAGGAGTATTTTAAATGACAATTCAACTACTAATGAAAAGGGCAATCCAGATCATCAAAAAAAAGCAGTATAAAATAATCAGCGAGAGAATGATTGTTGTTAAGGATCAAGATAAAAAATATACAGTCACTTATCAAACAAAGCCAGGAAGAACAATCCAAACTTGCACGTGTACGAATTATGTTAGGCATTGCAAACAATCAATTAGATGCGTGCACATGATCGTAACTGAATGGATCTTAATGTTCAATCAAATAAATTCAGGAGGTAAAAATGAAACAAATATTAAAAGCAGAAATCAAATGCCAGAAGAGGAAGACATCAGGAAAGATTGAGATCACAAGAAAGGAACTCAAGAAGTATGGAAACAAGAAGTTGATTGTGAAAATTTACGAAAAATAGTCACAAAGTGGGGATGGAGTGACAAGGCTGTTTTATCACTGCTTGTTTGATACCGAGGCCCCACACTAAGCAGGAGTAGTCTAATGGTAAAATC